GCACGCGATTCCAAATCGCCACCTCAGCAATCTTGCCGTTGAAATAAAACGTGGCGTTGTGAATCCACGCGCCTATCGTAAACGCATCCAGCCCTTCAGGGTTTTTATCTTGTGTATTGGTGACCTTGCCTGCTCCATTGAGCCATACATGCCGGTCGCTCCCGGCAGTCGTGTGCGCCGCTATTCCATGAAGCCACGCCCCCGCGCCGTACTCGGTAGCATGCCATGCATACACCAAGGAGCCGGCGTCCTCTGATCTCGCTTGAAGCCTGTTCTTGCGAGAATACATATAGTTGCCGCTGTCCTCATCTGTCTGTCCCATGGCGACAACTGGGTGTTCAGTGTCAGCGTTATCGGTCTGGAACATGGCCGAGATTGTGTGTGGCGGTTGCCGGACAGCCGCATGATTATAGAAGTACGCGCTGGCGAAATCGTAGGCCATCCTACGTTTCCTTGATTTCGACAAACAGCAGTTCGGCGTCGCCGGCCGCATCGTCGCTGGTCGCGTCCCGCGTCACCTTCAGCCGAAATCCCTCGCCGGCCGCCACACTGTCCATGTCCTCGCCGTCGGTGAAGGCAACGCTGACGATGTCCACAAGGCCACTGGTCCCGGGCACGGTCGTATCGTTCACCGAGTTCACCGCCGCGAAGCCGTCGTCATCAATGTCCTGCTGCTGGTCACCGATCCGTTCGAAGGCGACATCCCAATCGACGGTGTTCGCCTCGGCGCTGGACATTGAGTAGTGGAGGTAGACCGTCACGCCGCCGCCGCCGTAGTGGCGAGGCATCACAGCGCTAAAGACGGCGCTCTCGTTGGTCGTCCCGTCGAAGTCCAGGACCGGGTGTAGCGTGTCCGCGTCGCGCGTGTCCAGCGTCGCGTAGTTGCTCGCCGGCGGTTCGGCGTGCAGTGGCGTAAAGACAGCGAGGGTATCGCCCGATGCCATTATTCAACCTCCCATCGGCGATTCAGGATCGCCTTAAACAGGCGCAGTTTCTGCTTCATCGTAAGCGCACTCCGCGCCGGCTGCGGGATCGCAGCGCTGAACGACGCCGCGTTATCGCCGACCCACTGGTCGATAGCATCGACGGCCGCGCGCAGGTCGATCTTGCTCAAGGCGAGCGCCTCCCTGGCCGCACTCGCCTGGCTCATGAATGCCGCCCACAGCGCCCGTCGGTCTGCGTCAGTCAGCATGGCACTATGCCTCCGAATAGAAAAAGATAGCCTGCCCCGTCTTGCTATTGCCGGCAGCCGAGATGCTGAAGGTCAACTTGCCACAGAACACCGGCTGGAAGTATGTCCCGCCTACCGGATACGCCACCTCTGTCGTGCTGGTGTGCCGGTCAACCCCCACGCCACCGAGCACGTCTATCCCCTCGTCGTTGTTAATGACAAGGTCGTAGTCGGCGGTGGGCGCCGTCGCCCCTGGGTCGGTGATGAGCATCCGGGCCACGCCAGAGAGAATCTTCGTCGTCGCCGACGCCGTCCCGGCGCTATCGTCAGAGGTCCAATCGGCCACGATCTTCTTGACGTTGCCGAGATCGTGATACACAAACGTCATGGATGATCCGGCCATAGGCTATCTCCGCAAATGGCGCGTGGGGGCCACGCGCGGGTAACCGCCGTGACCCCCGCACGCCGGTAACCGCCGCGAGCCCCGCGCCAAGAATCGGGCCGTTCCGGCCTGTAGTGGACGGCCCGATCCCCGTTACCTACTACACATCAACGGCCGGCAGGATGATGCCCGACGCGCCCAGCGCGTTGCTCCCGTAGTTCTCGCAGTACGCCATGCCCGTGCCGGACAGGCCAACGACGGTATCCTTGAGGTTGGCGACCACGTTCCAGGCCACCATGCCCGTACCGGAGTTGTGGCACGCAATCCCCAGGCCCGCACCCGCGTCGATGTTGATGACAACGTTGCGAAGTACCTGGAGGTCAGCCGACGCCGCCGCATCGAACTTGAGCGCCGCCGCCGACGCATCGCCGTGGAAGTAGTTGTCTCGGATGATCGTGCGATCCGTCCCGCCGGCCGCCGCGATAATGCTGGACGTACCCCCGGAAGCGATGCCGTAGTAACGACAATTCTGGATGATGCCATCGTCGCAATCGGTGGCGATACTGATGCCGATGAGGTACTCCTGGGTGACCAGGCTCTCCTTGAAGATCAAGCCGTCCAGCGTGAACCCGGTCGCCGTAGCCGCCAGGGTCACGCCAGCCGTCACGCCGTTCGTGAACGCCGACAGGATCGACAGGTTCTTGAGCGTGCAGTCAGCGGCCGTGATGCCAAGCGTGGCGGCGGCCGCCGTATCGAGCGTGATGGTCGGGATAAGTGAACCGCTGCCCAGGCCGATGACCGATACGCCAGCAACGTCGAGCAGAAAGTCCGTCGCGTTGGAAACCGTCTCGGTATGCCCCGGCATAACGAGGATCACGTCGCCCTGGCTGGCGGTGCAGAGGCCGATTGCGTAGTCAATAGTCGCCACGGGGGCGTCGGGGTTCTGGCCGAAGCCGGCCGAATCGCTGGCCGCCGCGTGCCCCGCGTCAACATAGAACACATTCCCAGGCGTCGCGCTCTTGTCGAGCACCGTGAACATCCCGCCGCTTTGCACGCGGGCAAACAATTTGGTGTCCATTCAGGATTCTCCTAGCGGGTGGACCTGTGTGAGGACTTCCGGTCCTTCGTCTTCTTCCGTCGCTGCATCTTGTCGCGCGTGGGCCTATCGAGGTGCCGCGTTACCGCATAGGGCACGGGTGAAGCGGTGCCGTACTTAATGAGTTTCAATGCTTCACCCGCACCCATGGCGAGGAGGGTTCCTTCGGGATGCCCGTGCCAGTCTCGATTCAGCCGCACCCACACTAGACATCCATGGTGCTCTCTTGGTGACGCCCACCGTGACGCGCCAGGACGGCCCCAACGTCGTCGCCGTTGCCGTTCGTCGTGATGTCGCAGCCGACGAAGTATTTCGCCGCCGCCGCGCTGGTCAGGTCCTCGACGTTGAAGTCGATGCACCCAACCTGTTCGGGCGCCGCCGTGGTGCCAGTCAGCGTAACGGTGAACCCCGACACATCGGCCTTGCCGGCTACCGCCGCCGCACTCGATTGCGTCAACTGCGCGATGGCCGTCTTGGTATTCGCCAAGTGCGCAGTGACAATCACGACGCCGTGGCTATACCCAGCCATCGAGCGATACATGCCCGTGTTCGTGCTGACCTCGGCCGCGCTCGCCACATCCTGCGGGGTAAGGAGGTTGTCGTACCTCACCCGTTTGCTCGGAGTGTCGCCCATTGCGGTGTATCTCCTGTTGTAATGTCTCGGGGCGCCGGCATAGCACCGGGGAGGGCTTCGCCGGCAGGCTACACGCGACGCCCCGATAGGTTCAGAGCGCCTATGCCCGCGCGGCCAGTGCCACAAACGGCGAAAGCGTGTTCGTCCCGTGTTCCGGCGTCAGCGGGGAGTTCCACCACGGCTGCCCGTCAATCCGCTGAACGAAGCGGAACGACGTGGCGTCATAATCGAATTTCAGGTGGATGCTCGATGCGAACTCGACAGCCGCGCCGGCCTTCTGGCCAACCAGGTACTGGCGCATGTCGGCGAGTACGATGTCGCCCACGGTGCCAACGGTCTGGCAGTGCTCGGTGATGATGACAGGGCGGCTAAAGAGCGTACTGTAAGGCGCGTCGGAAGCGCCGCCCGCCGGGAGGTAAACCGGCAGCCCGCCAGTGCCGACCGTCAACTGCATCGTCGCCAGTTGCGGGAACACGTCCGGGTTGACGTACCAGACCGCGTTGCCGTGCGACGCCGGATACAGCCGGGACCACATCTTGAGGACGTTTTCCCAGACGACGCTCGCGGCCGCCTGCCCGGTTTCCTTCGCAACCGTGACGAGGCATGGCGCGTTCACAATCCCGCGCGGCCGGCCCGCGCCGGTGCCGTTCAGGATTTGGTTGTCGGCGGTGAACGCCAGGGCCGCCGGGAACATGTCCCGCAGCAACGGCGTGATGCTGATGGCGCTGTCCTCAAGCAGCGCATTTGTCACGTGGACCAACGCGGCCATCTCGTGCAGCGTCAGTTGAACGAGCCGGAGGGCTGGCTTGCTGGGCGTCTTGGCTGCGTATTCGTCCGGCCAATACACCGTCACGCCGCCAAACACGTTGGAGGCCCGCGAAGTTTCGTTCACCGCCGGCAGTTGGATGGTGTTCGTCGCCATCGGGATGATCCGCGCACGGCTCAGGAACACCGACGCGCCCAGTTCGTTCTTGAGCAGTTGGGCGCGGTACTCAACGGGGACCAGGTAGCCGCCCTGGCTGTCGTCGCCCTCTTCCATCACGCCGGCGGTCTTGCAGGCAATGGTGTATTGCTTTGCGGCAATGGACAGCCGCTCGTCAACACCCTTGCCCATGTCGGCCCTGGCGACGGCCAACGCGAAGGCGCCAAGATTGGCAAACCCGGCCTTCGGGTCGGCCAGAATCGCATCCTCGCCGACCTTGACGTCCGCGTCATCGGGCACGACAAGCGGCGTCGCTTCCGGCTTGCGAAGTTCGGCCAGTTTCGCGTCGAAGTCGGCCGTCAGTGTCTCGGCCAGCGCCTCGATGGGCGTCTTAACCGCGCCCGCGATCGCCTCCGCTAGTTCGTCCTTGGTCAACTGTTGAGGCATTGCTGTGTTCTCCCTGTTGTCGTCTCATCGCTGCGCTCCTGGTGTCTCTAGTGTTGACCCGCCTGGCGTCTCCGGCAGTGTGCCTAACGCCTCCAGCGTTCGCTACCTGACAGCCTCCGTTGCGCTATCCGTAGGTTGGCCAGCGTCCCAACGAACGCCACCCGGTCTATGTCCGGCATCGCCGCCCTCCTCTATTCGTCCACGATCTCCACAAGCCCGCGCGCGCGGTCGATACGCTGCTGCGCCAGGCCAGCCAAGCGCTCCTCGAACGCTTCGCGTACCGCTGCGCCGATGTCGGCGGTATCCAATTCCAGCGTCACTTCGGGCGTCGGCACCACGTCCACAATGGGCGCTTCGGGTTCCGGTTCCCGGTCGCGCTGCGCCAAGTCCTTCAGCACCCGCTCACACATGGCATACCATTTCGCGGACTGGTCAACGGCGGTTTCAAGGGTCCCGAGGCGCTCAAGGATGTCCTCAGCGTCGGCGTCGGCATCGTCAAGCCCCTTCGCTATCGCCAGCGCCTCGGGGTTGCTCGGAATCGGCACGGCACTGAATTCCAGCAGCAGGACCTTGTCGTAAATCAAGACTACCTCAGCCAAGCGCGGATCGTCCTTGATTTCCGGCGGGGTCGGGCGGTGCCATTTCATGGGGATGAACCCGATTGAAACCGCGCGGAGCACGTCCTGACGGTATAGGTCCAGAATCGTATCGGGGCGCCATTCGCCCTCGTGATTCTCTGGCCGCTTGGCAAACTGCGCTTTTGCGATCACCGCCTTGCCGTCGGGCGCGCTCTTGATCCACAGCGCCTTACCCAGCGGCGGCTCGTCGTAGTCGTGCGCCCATAGCACGATGGGGTTCTTGCGGTACTGCTTCAGGTCCACACCGCGCGGCCGGATGATTTCGCCGTCCCGGTCGATGTCGTCGGTGGTGATCTTCACCACGACAGCCCGCTCTTCCTCGTCTACCCGCAGGTCGGTGGCCACCAGCCCCTTACGGACAAGTTCCGGCTCGCCCTCGATGCCCAGGCCCTTGAGCACGTCCGCGTAGCGGTCGGGCGCGGGCAAGCGTTCGGTGACAATCTCAATCGTCGCGGTGTCGCTCATGTTGTGTCCTATTCACCCACCAGCACTTCCAGCGTCGTGCATGTGCAGTGCGGATGCGCCGGCGGGTGCATCACATCGCCATAGCCCGCCACCATCGCCCCGCCCGCAGCGCCGCCATACGATGCGCCCTCGCCGATAAAGGGCGTGTCCAGGTCGCGCATCACCGTGCCGTTCAGCGCCTCGCAGAACTCGCAGGCATCGGCACTGGCAACCCACTCGCGGCCGATGACGACGCCGCTCTGGCGCCACGCCTCCAGCCGGCCGCCCTCATACGCCCGGGTCGTTTCAGTGCGCGCGATCCGCTCCGCCTCATGCGCCCTCTTCGTCCGCATCGTCGCCTCAACACGTTTGCGCAGTTTGTAGGTATTCTCACCATCGTCAAGCCCCTGTTGCAACGTAGTGCGCAGGTCGTCGTAGGTGTGTTTCGTTACGCTCCGGCTAAACCTGCCGTTCCACGTGTCAACGAACTCGCCGACGCGCGGGTTGGACGCGCCGAAGTCCACGCCCACCGCCAGGCGCCGCATTTCTGAATGCGCCGTATCGACCAGCACGCGCCTCAGCCACGGCCCGCCGATGCCGGCGAATGCCGCCTGCACGTCGTCTATCGAAAACAGCCACCAAGTCAACTGGTCGGCCTTAGTGATAACCCCGCCCGAGGGCGCCTTGTCGGGCGGGGCAACAAAGGGCCCCAAGTTTTCAACCCGAGGCCGGGCGCTCTT